GACAAATCTTAAGTAGTGTAGCTGGTCTAGCTACAAGTGTAATCGACAGTAAGACACAGATCAAACTAACTGAGGCTGAGATTAAGAAGAAACAGCTTACAGGTGAGATAGACTGGGATCTAGCTGCTATACAGGCTACACAGAATAGTTGGAAAGATGAGTGGATAACCTTACTCTTCAGTATTCCCCTGATACTAGCCTTCTGTGGTGATTGGGGTAATGCTATAGTACAAGCTGGTTTTGCTGCACTTGAGACTATGCCAACATGGTATCAGTATTCCCTTGGTGGGATCGTATCAGCATCCATAGGAATTAGGTCAGTATCTAAATTCTTCGTTAAATAATTCACAAAAACCACCTTAGCTGGTGTATACAATAAAGAAGCCCCTGTATCCTTAGTTGGACGCAGGGGCTTTTTCTATTGTGTCATTGCTTTAAATGTACTGGTTAAAGACTTTAGTAGGTTACTTAGTGTAAAGTAAGCATAGTCTACCTCTTGTTGTAGTTTATGTACCTTCCAGACCAAGTAGAGTGTAATACCTAAGTGTACTAAGTCTACTGATTGATCTAGGCTTATCATTTCTTACTCTCCACCTGTATGAGCTTAGATAAGTACCAGTCAGCCTTCTTAAGATCCTCTAAGCCATTCTTGTAGCGCCACCTATGAAGGTACTTAGCTATATTCCCTCGTAGGTATCCTACAAACTCATCCTTACTTAAGAAGTCCTCAATGTATTTGATACACTCAATAGTGCCTTGTCCGTAATGTGGTGGACTGTTTACATTATCAGATTCCATCTTGCTTAAGTCCCACTTAGCCATCTATTCCCCTTTCAAGTGAGTTTTGAGTTCTGAATAACCACCTATGTAATTACCCTCTCGATCCCAAATCTGTGGAACCGTCTTCATACCAGATTTTTTAAATAAGTCAAGCACCCATTTAGAATCATTAAGGGAGTAGTACTTAACTACAATACCGCTATCCCTTAATAACCCCATAGCTTTAGAGCAGTAAGGGCAGTCAACCCGCCCCACTAATGTGTATACACCACTCATGTTAGATCTACTATTTCACAAGTGTCACCACTACAAGCCATTGTCTGACTACCAGCAGTATTATCTTCATTCTCATATTCTGAGAGTTCAGACCAGTCGATAGACTTTGGCATAACAGCTAATAACTCTTCGTAGTCTTCCTTGGTGCAGTCCTGATAAGGTGCTTGCTGATAAGTATGATCTGAGTGAGGTAAGAACGACACCCCTGACATCTCATCAAAGTGCTTATAGACAAAGGCACCCACTTCCATCCACTCATGATCACGTACTGAGATCGTCACTGAGGGCTTATGTTCACACCATGACCTCTGATAGATTAACCATGTCTCTAGCTGCTCTACGGCTGTCATATCGTTTCTAGTGACTGCTCCTACTGGTGACTTAATAGGGAAGCTAAAGACTGTTGTTGTGTCGCCCTTCATCACACAAGGTTCGTTAGGAACACCCTTATCAATCATAAACTTCGTCAGCGGGTCTTTGTTATCTCCACGCACAGTACGAACATAATAAGGGCTGTGACGAGCATGAATGCCACTAGCAGAATCAACAAGTTGGGAGACAGTACCACTTGGTTTAACGCAACTGATAGCAGCAGAAGCAGGGATGTTAAGGCGTTCAGCCCACTCAGCATTCGTAGATATTGCAACATCTTTTAACCTTTCTAGGGTTTTCTCAAGGCCAGCATTTTGACTGGTCGTTAATCTATTATCCATAATGCCTGTTAAAGACACACCTAGTAATCTCTCCTCTTCTGTGTTCTTGTTCCAGATCTTTCGTAGATAAGGAAACTTAGTCATAGACGATTGGATAGTGCCTAGTATTGTAGCTAGACGTACCTTACGCTCTAAGTCATCAATATTATCTGTAGCTCGTACTACAACCTCTGTCAGGTTACAGAACTGATTTGGTCGTAAGATAATTTCGCTACAGGGGTTAGTACCAAATTCATAGTTGGGATCTCTACGTCCATTCTTAGCTGCCTGTACCTTACTAGCCTGACGATTAAAGACACCACGTTCACCTGACTTACTTTCCACTAATGCAAGCCACTCACGCATGAATGTCTCCATGTCAGGCTTCTCTGTGTAGCTCACACTGTTATTAGCCAATGCACGATGGGCTGCTGTTTCCCACCATTGTCCTGACTTAGCATGACGCATACGGTCATCTGATAGGTTAGACAAGCTAATCATAGCACTACGACGAACACCACCAACTACAACAATCTGACCGATAAAGCACATAAGGTCATGGCACTCAATAGAGGATAACTTACGCCCTTGTGCAGCCTTGAATGTTGTAACTGCAAAGTTAAACAGTTCAACTAGGGGTGCAGGTCCAGATGCTCTACCGCCAAAGGTCTTAAGTCTAGCACCAGCAGGGCGTACAGCAGTCACATCCCATTTAGGTATCTCACCAGCCCAGAGAAGCGCAAGGACTTGCCTAAAGGCTTTAGCCCACCCTTCCTTACTATCTTTAACTACAATCACTGTGTCGCTCTCAAATAGCTCAGGAACCTCTGGTAGCTTCTGGATGAACTGACGCTCTACTGAGAAGCCTACACCTGTGCCACACAATAAGATAAACATAGCTTCATCAAATGCTTTAGGATCATCTACTGGTAGATAGCTACAGTTGTACCCAGCAGTATTGTCACGGGCCAGTGCTGGTCCAGCAGTCATCATAGCTCGCATAGAGGGCATAACTTCTAGGTTTAAGATGGCATCCCGTAGTTGATTGACATAAGAATCGTTACCGGCTTTAGGACGTACCACATTATCCATGTAGCGTTCTACTGTATCACCCCAATCCTCACGGCCCTCACCGTCGATGTACTTAGCGTAGCGAGACTTAGCAATAAAAGTCTGGTAGTCAGTTGGTAAGTAGTTATTCATCATATATCTAACTCTCTTTGTTTAATTTCAAACCTTATAGGCGGTTGAACAGCGTCTATTCTATCGGACATCTGTTTTGGACACTTATCTTCTCTCTCTTTAAAGTGCCTTGCTACATTAGTACTATCCGCTGATGCGAAGGGCCACCTTCCCTTAGACAGTTTTAAACCCCTCATCATGTGGACCCAAGGCCTAGCATTAGACTTCTCTATAATATCCCAAGCCTCATCTGCCCTTCTACACCAATCTGGCCCACCTACCTTCCAGTATTTTCCAGATGAGCCAAAGCAAAACTTAGGGTAGTTGTCTATTATTTCTCTTAGCCAATCCAAGGATAGACCCATGTGCCAAACCATAGCGGAGAGATGTTTAGGATAGGGCCAATCTGCTGCCATCTCCCTTTGTTCATCAACAGTACCATCTATTACATCGGGGATTACAGCCCAATTAGCAGCATAAAGCTTATCATCTAACCAAGCTATAAATTCATCTTTCTTAAAAGGTTTACCCTTAGTGTAGGAGGAAAAAGCTCCATTATCCCACATAATGCTTTGTGCATTTTTAATAGACCAATCAGCATCCCTTGGGTCTGAAAAAGAGATACACATATGCTTCCCCTTCATAGCTTCTATAGAGGCTTTAGGAGTTATAGGAGTTCCGTGATAATGTAGCATTTGCTCTCCACCATAAGATTATTGCGACAATGATAGTTGCGTATAGTTTACCAAGAATGTTTCCAGCAGAGAACTCTAGTGAGCCGAAAGCTAGATAAACAAATAAGCTACTATCCACTATAGCCCCTACAACTCCAGAGGCTGCTACAGCAATATGTTTACCTCTTTTTCTTAAAGGTGTATACACGGCTAGGTCAAATAACTCAGCAGTTAAAAAAGCTACCGCACTAGCTGCTGCTATGAAAGGATTAGAGACCAACCAAGATATAATGGCTCCTACAACAATAGCTAAGGCAGACCACTTCCAATTAGTCAACTCTTGTAACCAATCTCTTAACACAAGGGCTAAACCTATCATAAGTACCCCAGAGGGTGCCATCAAACCAAAGCCAACTGGAATAAGACAAGGACCGTTATCTAAACAAACAGATCCAAAATTACCAATTAAGTAATTAGCAAATGGAACTGTAGCCATGAACAACAAAAATGCTACATACTTCATGTTATCACTCTTCATCATCAATCTTTCCTCTCGCTCTCATAGTCTTATCTTCTTCTAGCCAAACTAAACGGTCAATGTCAGATCTAGCTATGCCAATATCTGCAAGCTCTTTATCTGTTAGTTGGTTAAGCTGTTTAATTGCTATTCTGTGGGTTCGCCATGTCGCAAGATAGTTTATATATCTCCAGAACCATGACATACCAGTCTTCTTCTTACTCATCGGTTGTCACCTGATCCTTGTAGTGTACCATTCTTTACACGCTCGTTTAGCTTCTCCATGTTCAACTCAATGATCTTAATCAAGCTGCCACCAAAGATATTAGATAGAGCTACAGTATAGAACAGTACGTCACCTAATTCTCTTAAGACTGCATCATCATCAATTCTGTTGTCACGAAATAGTTTCTTAATCTTCTCTGATACCTCACCAGCTTCGCCAGTCAATCCAAGGGCATTCTCAATCAGACGCTCCCGACCCTTAGTAATCATCTTGTCTTCTACAAACTGTGAGTACATATCAATCATGTCTTTCATATCTTTCGCTGTAAGCATTACATCAACCTTCCATAAAATTCTGTGTGTGCGTTTCTGTTGTCTTTATCGAATAAGTACCAAGCGCAGTTGTCTTTACCTGTCATCTTGCTACCTTCAATCCATTTAACTCTGCCTATACTTACGATCTTTGTACAATAAGTCATAAGTGCAGCAGACTGTTTAGTGTGCGCCCAATCAGCATCAAACAACAACCAAGTTGGGCATATCTCCGTCCAGTGATCTATGAAAGCATGTAAGAACTTTCTTTCCCACGGTGGGTTAGTAATACAGAGATCAAGAACCTTATACTGACTACCAAAACTTATTTCCAGAGCATCCATTTGCTTGATGTCTGGGTGTCTAGGCTCTATGTCACAGGCGTATAAACATTCCCCTAGACCATCTGTTAGTTCGTGTATGTGGTGTATCAGTCTACCGTCACCAGCACAAGGCTCTACATAGTCAAACTTCTCATAGGGTAAATGGGCTATAAGAGGTTCAACAGCTTCTATTGGTGTAGGGTAGTAATCTCTTGGTATCCTCTCAAAGTCACTACGCTTACCCATACAATTCTTTTAACCTCTTAAGTGATACAAACTCAGGCTCATAGATACCGTTGCTAATCTCA